ATATTATTTATCGACAGCTTGATAACCTAAAACATCTCTTTGCCATTTGATTAAATAGCTTTTAGTAGACAAATCTTTTTTGTCTTCAAGATAATTAACTGCATCTAGTAACTCATCAGCAATGAACCAATCATAATCACCCACTGCTTTATCAATAGCAGCCATAGCCTCATTGTCTTCTAGCATGTCTAAAAGGGCTATAGTGACTTTTGTTGCATTAGGGTTACCTTTATTCATCCATAAAGCTTTTTGAAGTACATCTCTGTAGTTTTTTACAAGAAGATATGCGTCATAAAAGTTTCCTTTTGGAGCTTCGCCCCATTTTGCTATAAATACTTTATTAAATGACAGATTTGGATGATTTCTATCGTCTACTACTTGACCAGTGTCTAAATCGAAAACTCCATGAGTAAATAGCAGGTTAGCTGCTTTAGCGTGTTTTTTATAGGCCGCAGGATTTTCTCTAGTGATATTTAACTCACCATTGTTAAAAGCAAGCCTTCTTTCACTTCCTGACATTCCTTTTACAAAAGTGATATTTTCTTTATAACATTTTTCATAAGCATCGAACGAGTTTAAATTACCACACATGAAAAGTGTTAGTGCCATTACATCAGGAATATTACCTGACCCACCAGCAAAATAAATTTTATCTTCTAAATTTTTCTTACCAATGATGATTGTAAGGTTCATACCTCCAATTGGTTCATACTGTTTGTAATCATAGTCTACACTTTCTGTGAGATAAGACACTCCGTTACCGCCATGAGAAACCATAATTGTCTTATCATCAAAACGTAACTCATTGTGGAACTTGTTAAATCCGGGAATATCTCTTGCTCCTGGGATATGAACTAGTTTAATTTTTTCGCCTAAATGCGGCTCTAGATGTTTTGCAATTATTGAGGCCCATTGTGAGGTGCCTCCTCCAGGTTTTTGTGGAATGATCATTTTATAGTCTGCAAGTGCAAAGGAAGTCCAGAAGGTGATCAGCCAAGTAAGAACGATTGCGTGGATATAAGTTTTCATAAAATATACCTCGTTAATATTTGTATAGTTAAAAGTTCAAATCTTTCAAATAAAATGAAAGATAGTAGTAAGGCTGGTTTAGAAACTCCAAGCCTATGAATTGCATATCCTACAATTGAGAATATACAAAATAGTGCATAATCCTCCCAACCTCCCGTGTATTGCGTACAACTCCACAGAAGTAAAAGGAATAAAAAAGGAAAAAAGAATTTTACTGGTATCATAGTGATGTTGCATATAGGTTTTAACACCAAAAGCAGCAAAATAGCTACGAGAACAGTTCCTCCTATAAATCCTAGTAACATAGAATTAAAGATATTGGGATCGTAAAAAAGAGATGGATCACCAAGTTCTATGTTAAGATACATTAATAGTCCGATAACTACGGCAGCAAAAGGCGCACCTGGAATTCCAAATAATACTGTAGTAATCATGCTAGTAGCTTTTTGCGCATTATTAGAACCTTCAGGCCCGACTACACCTCTTATATTACCCTTACCGAAAGGTATTTTAGGACTTTTTGTACTAGCCACTGTATGCCCATAAGAAATCCAATCAGAAACAGCACCACCTAGTCCTGGTAAAAACCCAATAACTGCTCCAATAAAACCTCCACGTAGACTTAATCCTAAATTTTTAAAAACTGCATAGATTCCGAGTAATCTATATGACCTTTTTTCATGCTTAACTGGCGCTGTCCATCCAGCAAGTCCGTCTATGATTTGGGGTACTGCAAATATACCTGCAATAAGAGGCATTAACTGAATTCCGCTCTCAAGATATTGCCACCCAAAAGTTAGTCTTGAAGCGTTTGTAATAGGATTAGTACCTACTAATGCAAATAGTATGCCTAACATTAACCCTATAAGACCAAGATACCATTTTTTACCTAAAACTAATACAACACAGAAAAAAGCAAATAACGTAATAAACCAAAGTTGAATGCTGCCAACATAATTATAAACAAAACTTAAATGTTCTAAAAAGATAAATACTAATAGTCCCCATAACAACCCATTAATCGTAGAAGATGTTATAGCTGCTGATAGAGCTAATTCTGCTTTTCCTTTTTTGGCTAGTGGGTAGCCATCTTGAATAGTAGCAGCTGCACTATTAGCACCAGGAATACCTAATAACACTGACGCGAATGTGTCTGCGGTAGTTGAGGCAGCTACCGTGGCCATAATAAAAATAATAGCAGAATATTCATTAGGAAAAAGATACATAAAACCGAAAAGAGCCACAAGACCGGTAGTCGCTCCTGCAGAAGGAATTAATCCTATAAGTAATCCGTATAAGGTTCCTAATAGTAGTTCTATCATGGTTTGTACGTAGTTATGAATACATCGGAGTGTGTATAATGTTGTTTCCAAGTAAGAGAATGTTTTTGTGCAAAGGATAAGATTAAATTATTTTGTTCTTCTATTTTATAACGCATCTGCACATCATTCTCATACCAATCATAATTAGGGTAAGTTATACTAAATCCTCCCGCTTTTTTCCACCATAAAAAGCACTCCCAATCTGGTCTATAAACCAACTGTATCCAAGCAGATGGATACTTTTCTTTAATTTCATTAAAATAATAAGGCCACTCATGGCTTATTAGTAATTTAGTACCTTTTGAACTGGTAAAAGGGCTATTGAGATTATGCTTTGTTAAACCCCCCTCAGCGGGGTTTGCTGGAAATTCCATACCCGTTCCAAAATAAGCGTCACAATGACCGCTATACTCATTATGTAGATACACACGATGAGATGCTCTATCGCTTTTGTTATACCTAGAGTCTTTTTTAATTTCTTGAGCAACACCACTCCATCTAGAGCCTGGCGCACCAGAAAAGAAAATTTTATCTGGTAATGTAATAGATTTTGAATTTTTCATAATAATTGAATAAAAAAATCCATGCCCAAACGAGCACGGATTTTAAACCTTAACGAACTTCCGATAGAGCGTTGTTAAGCTAGGTGTTAATGGTGTGGTTTTGCCCACACAAAATAAAGTCTACCATTATTATCACTTTTTAGATCTAAAATGTCAAGCCCAAAATAATCAGCACAATTGACAATAAAATTAGTAGACCACGGATAAAATGATATCCAATCAGATTCTGGAGCTTTATGGGGTAATCCGGGATTGACTCTAAAAAACATTTTTCCACCCTTTTCAGTAAGAGTTACTGCTTTTTCAAGTTCAGAAAAAACTTTATCCGTTGACCCAAAGTTTATACTTCCAAAAGCTATTACAACATCATATTTTATATCTGTAACATAGTCTAGAATAGAAACTTTAATATCACAGTTATCATTATAAGGATCAATTCCAGTTAAATTATTAATTTTATTTTTGAACTCGTTGTAACCACAGCCGATATCAAGAACATTTCTTGGACTAAGGCTATTTACTTCATTTATAATTGCTAATCCAGAGTATTTGAAACTTTTAGTTTGTGGTTGCCAAATCTCGCTGAAATATTTTTTTAATACTTTTTGATCTATTCTGTCAACTAATTCCGCTACATTATCAAAAGAAACATCTTCTATATCTACATTAAAGATACCTCTGATAGCTTGTTTTAGTTTATTTGGGTCTCGCAGTAGTTGAGGAGATGTATGAAACATTTCTTCGACTTTAAAAAGTATCTTGTTATTCATTGAGATTAAGATTCGTAATTGTCATGGATATAGAGCTGAATTAAAGCATAGTGCATTATTTTCATAATATCTTTTCGGGCTTCTGTACTAGAACCTTTTCTACCGTATCTTTGTGCGTATTTTAGAATGTTGCCAATACAAAATCCTGTTCCATGTCCGGCTTCTATAGCAATCTCTGTTGCTTGGTATTTATTTTGAGAGTAATGTTGATCATAAGTAGACTCAACGTAAGCTTTGAACTCTTGGATCAGTTCTTTTTCATTATATTTCCATTCATCAATCTCGAACTTAAACTCGAAACTTTCCTCTTCTTGAAACATATGATCATCATACCCGTTCCATTCATCGTCTTCGTCAAGACTAAGATTGGTTGAATTTTCTCCCAAGTCTTTATAAGCATCGAGATCTAGAAATACTTCATGCTCATCTTTTCCGTACTGAATAAACGGACTCTTTTTAACTAGCACTCTTTCTGTATACGGAGCGCCGAAGGGTCTTTCATACACGGTTTTACCACCGTCAGGAGATTCATAAATTTTTTTATCTCCATCAGGCGCTTCAACGGTTGTCATATTAGGGTGCGAACCATAATCATATCCTGTCGCTTGTTTATATTGATTTTTAAGTGTACTGATGGTTGTATGAATGTGACCAGTATCGTGAGGTTGAATTTGTTTTTCTAAATCTATTATTTCTTCTTCAAGAAATTTTCTCCTTTTATAGGTTTCATTAGTCTCTTGCGTCAATTTATCCTCTTTTTAATTGCTTCTAACAGGTTAGACAAGTTTTCTTTCTTGTTTAGGTTAGTGCCTTCAATACGAATATCTAAAATATCTTCAAGTTCTCGCAACATAATCTTAATAGTAAGAGTTTTGTCTGCGTCATCAATTTCAGGTTTTTCGTATATTTTTAATTGTACTAACTTACTTATAACACTTCTATAACCTTTCGAGAAGTGAGAAGCTAATTTGTATACGTCTTTGACGTTATCTTCTGTATACATTTTTATAAGTTCAGCTTCTTGCTCATCATTCCACGCTTTTACGCTCATTTTCACTCCAATTCTAACTCTAGTTGAGTATTCCATATATATCTTTTTGCTACTATTTCACTAGCTTCTTCTAGTAAAGGTAGCAAGGAACTTACTTCATCAGCAGGTATAGAAAATCCTGTTTTAGTAGGAAACCATTGTCCTGTATCTCCATCCATAGAATATTCTCTAATGTGTAAATAGAGTTTGTCCCTAAATTCATTTATTGTTACTTTAACTGCATTTCCATTAGGTTTGTGAAAAGCAGTGCCAAAATCTATGTTCATATTTTTCTTAACTGATCTGTATTAATAAAATCAATTAATTCTCTATGTACTGGATACGCTTTGAATATCTGTACTAAAGCATATCTTGCTTTACTTTTTGAATTATTAATTAATCCGTGTTTTACTTTATCAGGATCAAAAATAATACTTTGACCTTTATTAAGCTTTATGTTGTGCCTAATATCTTCAAATTCGTAAGTGTAGATAAAATCTTCATCATCATTTAGAGCTGTTATTATTCTTAAGCGATAATCTTCTTTTTCTTTTGCCTGAACATTATTGTCGTCTGTATGCAATTTAATTATGTGTCCTGGATCAGACTTGTGTATCCTAACTCTTGTTGTTTCAATGAAGCTAAAATAGTCTATAATCTTCCTTACCTCTTTAACTTTGTGATAAACTTGAGTCAGAGTAAAGGTGGAAGGATGCTCTATCGGATTAGATCTATAAAAGTCATATACACTT